TTTAAACTTACATTAAATGAAGAACAAAAGTTAGCAAAACAAGTCATTTTAGATAGCCCTGTTACATTATTGAGAGGGATGGCTGGTAGTGGTAAAACACTAGTAGCATGTCAAGTTGCTTTGGATTTAGTATTTAAAAAAGATGCTGAAAGAATTATCATCACTAGACCTACAGTCGCTAAAGAAGAAATAGGTTTCTTACCTGGTGACTTAAAAGAAAAAATGGATCCATGGTTGGCTCCTATCTATGCTAACCTTTACATGTTGTATGATAAAGCAAAGATAGATAAAATGATCCAGGATAATCAAATTGAAATTGTACCTTTTGCATTCATGAGAGGTAGAACATTTCCTGATGCTGTAGTAATTGTAGATGAATGTCAAAATATTACTCATGGACAAACAGAAATGATTTTAGGTCGTTTAGGTAAAGGTGGTAAAATGATTTTCTGTGGAGATATTACTCAAACTGACTTAAAAAATAGAAAAGACAGTGGTATTGGATTCTTTACTCGTATGGAAGAAAACATTAAAGGTGTAAAAATCTTTACCCTAAAAACAAATCATAGACATGAGATTGTAGAACCAATCCTTAAACTATACTCAGATTATAGAGATTAATATTTATAAATAAACACTACATATGGCTGATTTAGTAATATATATAAATGAAAAAATAACTCTAGATAATAATGATAGAGGTGTTATCACTACACAAACTATTCCTGGAATATCATATGTAGATAATAGAATTTTTGATTTACCTTCAGGATCAATAACAACATTATTTTCATTTTCTAATACTACTGGTCCTGGTGTTTTTATAACTAGTAGTGTTAAATATGCTAGAATAACAAATAAATCAACAGTTGCACCTATAAAACTTATAGTTTCATCTTCTACAGAAGCTATGAGTTATTTAATAGCAACTGGTAGTTCATATATGTTATCTACTAGCAAAACCACTAGCAGTTTAACAAATCTAACATTTAGTGATATAGCCTCAATTAAAGCAGAACCATCTGGTAGTAACGCTGTAATTGAGTATTTTATAGCTACAACTTAATAAATAAACTTTATTTATGGCTAATATTCCTATTTACCCGGGCTCATCTTCATTTTCTCCTGGATCAACCCCATTTGGATTCTATGATTATGATATTCAATTTCAAACAGATGCTGATTTATTAGTCACATATTGTGCTAGAAGATTAGGTTATCCATTAGTAGATATTGAACTACAGGACCTAAATTTTTATGCTGCTTTTGAAGATGCTATTACTACCTATGGTAATGAAGTATATGCTTTTCAAATAAGAGATAATTATTTATCTTTAGAAGGAGCACCTAATACTACCACTATTAATGATGCTATTGTAACTCCTAATTTTGCCACTATAATTAGAATGTCTCAACAGTATGCTTCTGAAGCAGGAGCAGGAGGTAATATAACCTACTATAGTGGTGCTTTAGCTTTAACCCCAGGTAAACAAACCTATGATTTAAAAGATTGGGCTATAAGCCAAAGTGTATCAGGTGGAATAGAGATTAAAACTGTATTCTACCAAAACTTACCAGCTATAAATCAGATGTATGCTCCATTTGGAGGATTTGCTGGTTTAGGAGGTTTACCTGCTGCAGGTATCTATGGTGGTATGTATGGTGGCGGCTACGGTGGAGGTTACCTAATGATGCCTGTAGCATATGATGCAGGTGTGATTCAAGGACTTGAAATGAGTAACACCATTAGACTGTCAAATTACACATTTGAGATTGTAAATAATAATATCAAAATATTTCCTATACCAACAGATAATGATGTTAGACAAGGATTTTTATGGTTTGAATATATTAAAACAGAAGATAGATATACAAATAGTATTACTCAAACTGATGGAGATAAAGTGACAAATGTTTCAAATGCTCCATATACTTATCCCACTTATTCATACATAAATTCTGTAGGTAGATCATGGATATTTGATTATGCTTTAGCACTTTGTAAAGAAATGTTAGGATATGTTCGTGGTAAGTATGGAACAATCCCTATCCCAGGTCGTGAAGTAACTTTAAATCAAGCTGATTTATTAGCAGCTGCTACAGCGGAAAAATTAGCTTTAATTGAAAGATTAAGAGCTTATCTTGATGAAACTTCTAAACGTTCTTTACTTGAAAGAAGAGCTCAAGAAAGTGACTTTAGAAGACAAGAAATTAATAATGTACCAATGGTAATATATATAGGATAATGGCACTATTTGGAGGCGGTAGAGATATAAGTATATTTAGACATGTCAACAGAGAGTTGTTAGGGAATGTTATTACTCAACAATGTGCTTTATATAAATTTTCCTTAGAACAAACAACTGTTAATATGTATGGAGAAGCTTCTGGAGGTAAATTTTTAGAAGGTCCATACTTATTTAATTCTTTGATTACTGTTGATGATAATGCTTCACCTGTAAGTGAGTTAGGTGTTGACTTTAATTGGGGTGTAACTGTTGCTTTTTTACGAGATGATTTAGTGGAAGCAAATGTTCATCCTGAAGTAGGAGACATAATCCTATATCAAGAAAGCTATTTTGAGATAGACAATACTAATGAAACTCAATACTTTGTAGGTAAGAACCCTGACTTCCCATACGAGGCTAATCCTTTAAACCCAGGATTAAGCAATTTTGGTTATAATGTAAGTATTATTTGTACAACCCATTATGCCCCAGCAGACAGATTTAATATAATCAAACAAAGATTATGATAAATAAAAGAAAACCAATACCAAAAACTCAAAGAGAATTAAGTATCGAGAGACAAGATCCTTACATTCCACCTGCGGGTGCTCCTGGTTTTCAAGCTACTGGTAATCCTAATAATAGTGATCAACCTAATAGAGCATTACAGACTTCTTTTAAGGGTGATACTGTTAAACCTATGTCTATTGGAATACAGGACATAGATGAAGCTATAATGTATTACTTTCAAAATGTTATTCAACCTTCTGTTTTTCAGAATGGTGAAAAAATACCTGTACCTATAATCTATGGTTCACCTGAAAAATGGAAATCATTTCAAAAAGATGGTTATTATAGAGATTTACAAGGTAGAATAATGGCTCCTCTTATAATGTTTAAACGTAATACTATTACAAAAGATAGAAGTTTAAACAATAAATTAGACGCTAATAATCCACATAATGTAGCTGTTATAGGTCAATCATATAATAAAAGAAATGAATATAGTAAGTTTAACATGTTAAACAATGTTAAACCTGAAAAGACATATTATGTTACTGTAGTGCCTGATCATTTAGCTATAACTTATGACTGTATAGCTTTTACTTATTATAATGATCAATTAAATAAAATAGTAGAAGCAATGGAATATGCTTCTGATTCATATTGGGGTGATCCTGAAAGATTTAAATTTAAAGCTACTATTAACTCTTTTAACACTACAGCAGATTTATCTGAAACTGGAGAAAGAATAGTAAGAAGTACTTTTACTTTAAACATCTATGGATACATCATCCCAGACACTATACAAAAAGATTTAAAAGCAGCTCGCAAATTTTCTGATAGAAATAGAGTTGTTTTTGGTTTAGAAACCACAGGTGGTAGTATAGAGAACTTTGAGGCTAATACTCGCCAAACCTCAGCTCAAGGTACAGGTATAGCTAATGTATTTGATTCTCAAAATATTACTAATAATACAACTATTGTGACAGGTGATATAAGCTCTATAGCTGCATACTTAAGTGCTAATAATCAAGTAGTAGGAACATATGTTAACTCAACTACCATAACCTTTGCCTATGATTGGCTACCAGCACCTTCTCCTCTACCAGCTACAAACGCAGACCAGTTTATATTCTTTGTAAATGGTCAACTAATAGAAAAAACAGCTATAGTGTCATTCACTCAAGGAGCTAATATAAGTACTTTAGTAATTGATTCTACTGCTTTAGGATTTAGTTTTATATCAACAGATGAAATAATAGGAATAGGAAAATTTGACGTATAATGAGTATAATAAGACATCAACAAATAGTTCCATATAGTACTAGTTCATTTTTAACAACAGCTTCTGTTGCTTCAAATACTGTTACCTTTACAAAAGGAGATGGATCAACATTTCCTATAACAATTAGCACTGGGTCTGCTTCATCAGTTAGTACTAGCTCTCTTTTAACAACAGCATCAGTATCTTCAAACACTATAACATTCACAAAAGGTGATGGATCAACCTTTCCTATAACTGTTAATACTGGATCAGCTGTATCTGTTAACACTGGTTCTTTATTAGCCACAGCATCCGTATCTTCAAATACAATTACTTTTACTAAAGGAGATGGATCAACCTTCCCTATAACTGTTAATACTGGATCTGCTACTTCAGTCAACACAGGTTCACTTTTAACAACTGCCTCTGTTGCTTCAAACACTATAACATTCACAAAAGGTGATGGATCAACATTCCCAATAACTGTTATAACAAGTAGTGGAGGCTATCCTATTAATGTTACTGGTAGTAGTTTTAATGCTGTGTTATATTCTGTTGAACCTGCCTCTTATCAAAATGGAGTTCCTGCTAATACACCAGGAGCTATATTTTTTGGTTATAATGCTGGTTTTAACGCTGGTTTATTTGGTGGAAAAGCTAATTATACTATAGGTATAGGAAATAATGCTGGAGCAAATAATTTTGGAAATATTAGTGATTCAATTTTTATAGGAAGCTCAGCTGGAGATGCATCTACTAATGCTTCTCAATCTGTTTTTATTGGACCATATGCAGGGTATTTAGCTCCTCAAGCTCATAAATCTAATTTTATTGGTTACCAAGCTGGACAGTATCAAGCTGCAACATCACCTAGTGGAGCATATAGTAATTATATTGGCCATCAAGCTGGAATAGGATATCACGATCAGCTTTTCTTTGAAAACCGAGGCCCAGGATATAATAATACAATTATAGGTACAAATATATCATTACCTAATGATACATCAAATTATGTTAATCTAGGAGGGGCATTTTTCATTTCAGGCACCTATTTTAATGGTTCAGTTGTTAATCCAGTTTTAGGTTATAATAATGCTATATTAACATCTTCTATTAACACTGCTAAAATAGGTATTAATTTATGGAACCCAAGTTATAGTTTACATGTATCTGGAACAGTAGCATTTCCTAATTTAACAACTGTATCTCAAAATAATGTAGTAACAATTAATACAGCTACTGGTCAACTATTCTATACAGCCTCAAGTGCATTTGGAGGAGGTGGAGGTGGATCAACTGTAAACACAGGCTCTCTTTTAACAACTGCCTCTGTTAACCTAAACACTATTACCTTTACAAAAGGTGATGGGTCAACTTTTCCAATAACTGTTAACACAGGATCAGGTGGAACAGCAGATACTAGTGGATTAGTAACTACTTCAAGTTTTAACGCATTTACTGCTAGTATAAACACATTCACATCATCTTATAACACAGGATCATTTAGTGGTAGTTTCACTGGTAGTTTTAATGGAACTGCGAGTTGGGCTCAAAGTGCTTCTCAAGCATTAACAGCTAGTTTTGTTTCTAATGCTTTTATACAAGGGGGCAATAGTTTTGGTGCTACAGCATTATTAGGAACAAATGACGCTCAAAATTTACATATTGAAACTAGCGGATCAGTTCGATTTTATATTAGCTCTAGTGGTTTAACTTGGTTTGATGGTGGTGGCCAAACAACCCCACCATTTCCTAATGATAATATACCTTTTCAAGTAGCAGCTGGTGGATCAGCTAATGGTATAGGTTTTAGAACAAATATTTTATATCTATACCCATACACAACCACTACAAACGCTAATACCTCTAGTATAATTTTTGGAGCATCAGGAGTATCAGCATGGAATGTGAGATCTTTAGCTACATCTAGCTTCCAAATTCGTTCTTCCCCAGGAAGTTCAATTGGAACAGCTTTAATACATTTAGTTTCTGGAAGTAGTGGCCAAGAAAGAGTTGGTATTCTTACAGAAAATCCTCAATCTACTTTAGATGTTAATGGTAGTACTAGAATAACTGGTTCTTTAACAATAACAGGTTCAACAACCTCAACTTTAGGATTCACAGGTAGTTTATTTGGTACTGCTAGTTGGGCTATAAATGCTAGAACAGCTTCAAATGGTTTTCCATTTACAGGTAGTGCTCAAATAACAGGTAGTTTAATAGTTTCTGGTGGATTTATTGTGTATAATACATCTCCTCAATATAAAATTATTGATACTACTGTATCTACACTATCCTATAGCAATGGTAATACATCAGTTGATTGGGCTAGTAGTCAACTTAAATCTAGTGACGGCGATGTGTCTATTAGCTGGAATGATAGATTACTGTATGCTGATGACGGTGAAACAGTTCATATTAACTGGAGTAATCCAAGTTATATACAGTTTCCTAATATAAACACAACTTCATCAATAGTAAATGTTTTAGGTTTAGATAGTAATAATAATTTGTATATCACAGCTTCAAATGCAATAGGTGGAGGTAATTTTGTCCCTAGTAGTTATACAGGATCAGCTGCTTCTCAATTTGCTGGAACTGCTTCATTTGCACTAACTGCTTCATTTGCACTAAGTGGAGGAAGTGGTGGAGGAGGTGGAGGTGATTTTGTCCCTAGTAGTTATACAGGATCAGCTGCTTCTCAATTCGCTGGAACTGCTTCATTTGCACTAAGTTCATCAATATCCATCAGCTCTTCATTTCTAATAGGCCAAACAACAGTAGGTGCTAATCTAATAACCCAACCTAACCCCTCAGCAATTCGCTATATGCGAATAAATGCTAACAATAGTATTAGCCAATTAACAGTAGCTCAATTACAAGAAGATTTAGGTTTACCTGTAACTGTTGTTAAAACAACTAATACTACTACCGCAGCAGGCGCCGCAGGTACAGCTTCTCAAGATATACCAGAATTATCATTTAACGCTGCTGCTGGAGCATTATATGAAGTTAAAATGGTGTGTCTTTATGATACAACTAATACTGCTACTGGTAACAGATGGGCTCTATCCAGCTCAGTAGCTGCTAATGTTGTAACTTACCATACACGAACAATACCTACTACCGGAGTAAATGGTTATGCTAATGGTGTTTCTTCTGCAACAACATATGATGGTACATCAACTACAGGTACAAGTGCTTTTAATATTAATGGTTTGATAATATTAGAAGGATTTATAAGTTTACCTACTAACGGAGTAGTGAATGGAAGATTTGCTACAGAGGTATCAGCCACTTCAACAACATGCAAATCTGGTTCTTTTATTCAATATAGACAAATATCTTAATATTTTATGAAACAAATTCAACCCTTAACAATTTGGAAAGATGGTATTAGCGAAGACGCTATATATATAAAATTATATATTAGTTATGATGACTTAGAATCATTTTGTATGTTTCAATATCAATTATTAGATACTAATATGTATCCTATAGCTGAAGGTAACAGAAGTGTTTCTGGTCAAGAATATACTGATTGGGGTGCTTCTGGAGACTCTAATAATGAGGCTTATCAAATTGTAGCTACAATGCTTAATTTGACTCTTATTCCTTAAAACACCACCTGATTTCCCAGGAAATCCTTAAATATTTATAACTAAAAAATAGTTAATGGCCCAAGTCTATTTAAGTCAATATTCTAAGCGAGCAGCTTTAGCAGACACATCTACATCTGCTTTAAATGCTGCTACAGCTTCATATATCAGCCCTATTAAACTTGATCCAGTTCAAGACCCAGACCCTACAGGTCTTTTACAACCTTCTTCAACTTATCTTTTTCAAAGTTCTTCTAATACACTTTCAGGTTATGATTTATATTTTAGACAAGATGGAAATCTTGTAAAATGGAAATGGATAGAAGGCATGTTAAACACAGGCCTTCTTTACGGAGGTGTATTATCATATTCTGCTAGTTCTTTTCTCATAACCCCAGGATCTGGAATAATTGTCAACCATAACGCTGTAACTGGTTCTGAGATTAGTCCTATGATGGAGTATGTGACTTGGGGTCCTATAACTCAAAGTATAGAAAACATAGCTACTTATCAAAACACATTTGTTTACATAGACTCAAATGGTAGTGCTAGTCAACAAAATGTCTTTTTTACACCTGAACAATATCAAATATATATCCCGATAGGTAGGGTATCACATTATAATAATGTTGTAGCTAATAATACTTATGAAAATGTCCAAACATCATATGACGCTGATGGGCAACAAAACATATTTGTTAGAGCATTTGGTCCATTAAAACTAATAGGTGTAGCCACTAGTGGTCAAACAAGTACCCTAAGATTAAATATAGGATCTGGAAGAGTATTTAATTTAGGAGGTTATTATCCATATAACCCTGAAATACCTAGTACTTATGATATGTCAACTTATAATACAGCTAGTATTATAAGAATATATAGAAGCGGATCCGGGTATAAATTTGATAATAATGGTGGTTCTTATTACACTACTATAAATCCTAGTAACTATGATGATGGAACAGGCATTTTAGCTTCTGTTAGTAGTAGCGAATGGACTATCCAACGTGTGATGGTAAATCCTATCACAGGTAGAGCCCACGTTTATTACGGACAAAACAAATACAACACATATGATGACGCTGCAGGATCTATATCTTCAGATGCATTTGTAGAGAGTGATGCCACAGCAAATTCTTATCCTCTCTCAGCTTACCTAGTTGTTAAAGGTAACACCACTGATTTGACTAATACTGTTGAAAATAAAATAGTACAAGCAGGCTTATTTAGAAGTGTAGCTGGTGGTGGCGCTACAGGAGGTGGAGGAATACCTGGAGGTCAAAACACTCAAATTCAATTTAATAATGCTGGAGTATTTGATGGTGAACCTGAATTTACTTTTAATTATCTTACAAATACTTTAACTCTAACTGGCTCAATGCTTGTCAGTGGAGCTATATCTGCTTCATTTGGGCCTAGTACTGTAGGATTTTTTGGGACATCAAGTTGGGCTGTATCTGCTTCTCAAGCAATATCTGCCTCTAGAGCTGTAACTGCTTCTTTTGCTATATCAAGTTCAAGAGCAGTAACTGCTTCTTTTGCTTTAACATCTTCTTTTGCTGTCTCTTCATCATATGCTTCTTCTAGCCATAACTTTGCTAATACTGATTTAGTATTTACAGGTAATAGAAAACATGATACTAATAGATATTCATACTTTATCTATAGTGATTTAGTTGGAGGTAATGAAACAGATCCTTTTGACGGATTTGGTGTTAGTGGTAGTTTTTATTTCTTTAATAGTAGCTCAAATGCTTTAGGGACAGCAGCTGGTTCTACAAACACTTACACCTATATTGAGATTACATCTCAATCTATTGATTTAAGTTTTGACGCCAACCCTGCTGTGCCAAGTTCTTATACTTTTACTAAAAATTCTGCTTCTTTTTCTAGTTCTTTAACTGTAACTAAATCAGTATACTTCCCAGGCTTAACAACATCTCCACAATCAAATATTGTTATAATAGATACAGCTAGTGGTCAATTGTACTACACAGCCTCAAATGCTATAGGTGGAGCAGCTAATATAGGAATATTAAATGAAGGTTCTTCAATCACCCCATCTGTAACTTCTATAGATTTTGTAGGTGCAGGTGTCACAGCTACAGCTATTGGTAATGCTGTAACAGTCACTATTCCTGGTGGTGGTGGAACACCTGGTGGTCAAAATACACAAATACAATTCAACAGTGGTAGCAGTTTTAGTGGGAGTAGTTATTTTACTTTTAATTACAACTCACAAAGTTTACAACAAGGATACAATGTTGTATCATCTGGATCATATCAAACAGTAATTGGAAAAGATAATTTACCTAGTACTTCTCAAAGTGCTTTTATAATAGGTGATGGAGGTACTGGATTAGTATTTAACCCAAATCAACTAGCTGTTAATGTTACTCTTGGACAACAAAATGGTATACGTGTATCTACATCTTCAATTGATGTACCTGGTGTTTTTATACCTAGTAGTTATTTTGTTGGTGGAAACATTACTTTTCTATCAGCGAGTGTGTCTGAAACCATTACTATAACTACAGCTACTAATAATGGAACTACTAGATATGAATTTGATTTAAGTAGCCCTACCTCAAAAGCTTACAATCGTTTTGAAACAACGTTAGTTATTACTGGTGGACCAAATGCTAAACACAATCTTTTATTCGCCTCTCAGTCTTGGTTTGAATTAGATGCTAGAGATGTTTTTATTAAACAATTATCACCCTCTACTCCTTCTCATATTATAGGATATAATACCTCTTCAGGACAATTATCGTATGCAACTATTTTTCCATATTCTGGTAGTGCAGTTATAACAGGTAGTTTAATAGTAACTGATGGAACATATGATATTATTAATACTACTAGTTATACATTAAGAGATGGTAGTGATAATAGATCTATTATATGGTCTGAAAGAATTTTAAAAGACTCAAACGGTGGTACAAATTTAGATTGGTCTACAGCAAATCAAATAACTATAACAGGTGATTTACTCCCAGGCCAACCAATTACAAATAATACATCTTCTTGGAGTCTAGGATCACCAACTGCAGCATGGGAAGACTTATATGTTTCAAATAATTCACTACATCTTGTAAGTGGTTCTACTTCTGCTAGTATACAATTTAATAATGGAGCAGTCACATTTGCTGGAGCAGCAGTTACATTACCATCAAGTTCAACTGTACCTACAGCATCGTATGTAACTCCATATGAAGGAGCTTGGACTTCTTATACCCCAACTTGGACAGCTGCATCTTCAAACCCTTCAATAAACAATGGAACATTAGAAGGTTGGTATAAAGTAATTGGTAAAACGTGTTTTGTAAGAGGTAACATAGTAATGGGTTCAACCACAACATTTGGCTCAGGAGAATGGTATGTGTCAATGCCATTCACAGCGTCACACGCTGATGCAATATTAATGACAGCAAACTTATTAGATAATGGATCAGCTTGGTACAATGCTACAGTGAATGGTGCCCGTGCTGGATTTAACTATAAAGCACCAATACAATTCCAAACTTCAAGTGGAACAGCAAATGATGTAAATGCGACCAATCCATTTACTTGGGCGCCTAATGATAGATTTCTTTGGAATGGAAGCTATGAAATAGCATAATTATAAATAATAGTTAAATTAAATCATAAGATAATATTAATTTAAATATTTATAATAAATTATAAAAATGGAAACAAAAGTTTTAACCCAAGAAGAAATTACACAATTAAAAGCAGTTCAACAAGAAAGATATTCTTTAGTAGACAAATTTGGCACTATTGAAATTCAATTTCAAGAATTAGAATTAGCCAAACAAAAAATAAAACTTGAATATGAAAATCTAAAACAAAAAGAGGAAGTTTTAGGAAAACAGTTACAAGCAAAATACGGTGATGGTACTATCAATTTAGAAAAAGGAGAATTTATACACGCCTAATTTTTCGAGACTTTTTAAGATATTTATCATCAAACCCCAATTAAAAAACAATTTAATTAAACAAATAACATGGCAGAAATTTTATTATCCCCGGGTGTCTTATCAAGAGAGATAGATGCCTCATTTATAGCCGAGCAGCCGCCCGTAATTGGCGCGGCTATTATAGGTCCCACAGTTAAAGGCCCAGTTGGTATACCTGTAACTGTTACTTCATATACTGACTTTGTTAACCGTTTTGGTGAAACTGAGGTTATAGCAAATTCAGGCTCTTATTCTTATTTCACTTCTATAACAGCTTATAATTATTTCCAAAACGGTGGTGAAACATTATTAGTGACTCGTATAGTATCAGGTACTTACACTCCAGCAACTGCTTCAATTTCTGGTAGTGTTGGTGTAGCATTTACTTTAGCTACTATTTCTGAAGGTGCTAACATGAACACTGGAACTACAGTTGATGCTAATAATGCATTTAATACAGTAGGTTCAGCTTCAATTCATAGTGTTCGTTTCCAAATTGTATCACCAAATACATCCTCTGGTACATTTAGTTTATTTATTCGTAGAGGCGATGATGATAATAGAAACCCAGCTATCTTAGAAACATACACTGGATTATCAATGGATCCATTAGATGATAACTATGTAGCTAGAAGAATTGGTGATTACAAATTTACTCAAACTAATTTAGATGGTGAAGCTAATTTACAAGTCACTGGTACTTACCCAAACAGATCAAGATATGTAAGAGTAGATCAAGTACTTAAACCTACCCCACAATACTTAGTAGGTGGCGTTGCTAACTCAGCTTATACTGCTTCTATTCCAATTGCTACTGGTACTAATACTACTGGTTCATTTAATGGTGGTACTGGTTCTTTAATAGCAGGTGCCGCATTTTATGATCAAACTAATACAAATAATATTCAAGGTGTTAACGCTAGTTCTTACACATCTGCTATTAACTTATTAGCTAGTGCTAATGACTATCAGTTTAATGTGTTAGTTACTCCTGGTTTAAATTACCAACAACATAGAATCACAATGAGTACAGCCCTCACAAACACTGAAAATAGAGGTGATAGTGTGTATATAATGGATTTAGGTCCATATTCAGCATCAGCTTCTGATGTTGTTACTACTGCTATTGGTATTGACTCATCTTATGGAGCTGCTTATTACCCATGGCTACAAACTATTGACCCAGCTACTAACCAATATGTATTTGTACCTGCTTCAGTAATGATTCCAGGTGTGTTTGCTTATACAGATAGTGTGACTGAACCATGGTTTGCTCCAGCAGGTATTAGCAGAGGTGGATTAAGTACTGTAATTAGAGCTGCCTCTAAATTATCTCAAACTACTCGTGATAATTTATATCAAGGTAAAGTAAATCCAATTGCTACATTCCCTGGACAAGGTGTTGTAGTATACGGTCAAAAAACATTACAAACTAAAGCCTCATCTCTTGATCGTTTAAATGTTCGTCGCTTAATGATTGCTCTTAAGGGACAAATCGGTCAAATAGCTAATACATTAGTATTCCAACAAAATAATGCAGCTACAAGAAATGGTTTCTTAGCTCAAGTAAACCCATACCTCGAGTCAGTTCAACAAAGACAAGGTTTATATGCGTTTAAAGTAGTAATGGATGATTCTATTAATAACGCAGCTGTAATTGACAGAAATGAATTAGTAGGTCAAATTTATTTACAACCAACTAAGACAGCTGAATTTATTTACTTGAACTTCACCCTTACTCCAACAGGTGCTGTTTTCCCATAATAAAAAGGTTAACTGTTTAAATATTTATTAACAAATAAAAACTAAAAGAAAATGGCAATTATAGACGCAAATGAAATGTTTTTTACAGCGTTTGAACCAAAACAGGCTAACCGATTTATCCTGTACGCTGATGGAATACCAACTTATATTATTAAGGGTGTGAGTGCTGTAAATTTGACTCAAGGTGAAGTAGTATTAAACCACATTAATGTTTTACGTAAAGTAAAAGGTAAAACAGTTTGGGGTGATGTTACTATGACACTTCATGATCCAGTTTCACCATCTGGTGCTCAAACAATTATGGAATGGGTTCGCTTATCACACGAGTCAGTAACAGGTAGAGATGGATACTCAGACTTCTATAAGAAGGATTTAACTATCAATGCTCTTGGTCCTGTAGGTGACATAGTATCAGAATGGATACTTAAAGGCGCATTTATAAAAGATGCTAACTTTGGTGAATTTAACTGGGATACTGAAAATACCGCTATAAACATCACAATGACATTAGCAATTGACTATGCCGTGTTAAACTACTAAAAGTTAAACCCAATAATTATAAAAAGAGCTCGCGTTTTTTGCGAGCTTCTTTTTTCTTTATATATTTATATACAACAAATAAAATGTTATAACAAAAATTATCTATGGAAAACAAGTTTAGTATGCCAACAGAAATGGTTGAGCTGCCTTCTAAAGGCTTAGTCTACCCAGAAACAAATCCTCTATCAAGCGGTAAAGTTGAAATGAAATATATGACTGCTAAAGAAGAAGATATTCTAACAAACCAATCTTATATTCAAAAAGGAATAGTATTAGATGAATTAATTAAATCTCTTATTGTAACACCTGATGTAAAGTATGATGATATGGTTGTAGGTGATAAAAATGCTTTATTAGTAGCTGCTCGTATTTTAGGTTATGGTAAAGATTATAAGTTTACATATGGTGGAGAAGAACAAATAGTTGACTTATCAACCATAGAAAATAAACCTCTTAATGAATCTTTATTTGTTAAAGGTAAAAATGAATTTGATTATACATTACCATCAACAGGTACTAGAATTACCTTTAAACTTTTAACCAACAATGACGAGAAAAAAATCAGTGCTGAATTAGAAGGTTTAAAGAAAATTAATAAAAACAATTCACCTGAATTATCAACTCGTTTAAAGTACATGATTACCTCTATTGAAGGCGATACTTATTTTAAAACCATTAGAGAATTTGTTGATAATCATTTTTTAGCTCGTGACTCCAGAGCATTTAGGGAGTATGTAAGGGAGGTGCAGCCAGACGTTGATCTGACCTTTTTTCCTGACGGGAGCGACTCAAAAGCTAATCTTCCAATTGGACTTAACTTTTTTTGGCCTGACCTCTGAGATAGCCAAAGAATCTAGAGTTAATCTTTTTACTCAAATTCATGAGATAGTTTTTCATGGCCAAGGCGGTTATGACTGGGAGACAGTCTATAACATGCCTATTTGGCTTCGTAAGTTTACTTTCCATAAGATGAAAGAATATTACATTGAAAAAAATGGAGATGAAGATAGTGACCTAGCATCTCAAACTAAAGCTATTCGTGATGGTAAAATTCAACTACCAGACCATTTTAAAGGTAAATTAGCCAATAGAGCTCCCAAATATTAATATTTATAATATATACTCTAATTTAATATGGCTACACCTGATCCAAATGATGATATAAGAAGAAAAGCTCAAGAAACAGCTTCTATTGTTGAAGATGCTTTACGCAGTATAGCTAGCCAAGTTGGAGACATTTTTGAACAAGCATTATCAGGAGCAGATACAGTAATTCAATCTACAGCCAAAGATCTACAATCTAGATTTAATAAAATGGCTAAAATTACTGATGATATAGCTTCAAATATTACTCAACTACAGTCAGGAACATTAAAAACTGATGCTATACAAAATCAAATTAATAAAAGAAAAGCTCAAGAAGTAGGATTAGGTATACAATTAACAACTCTTTTAAAACAGCAAAATGTTGCAGTTAGTAATATTGATGAATTAGTAAAAGGATATCTTGATAAAACTTTAAAATTAGATGATGCTCAAAAAGAATTAGTTAAAGAGTATTTAAAAGCTAAATCCATTAATGATGACTATATTGGACAACTTGAAGAACAAAATTTATTAGTTGAAGAACAAAAGAAAAAATTAGGCGCTACAGGTGGTATATTAAAAGGACTAACCAAAATACCAGTACTAGGAAATCTAATAAATGCTGAAAAAGGACTAGCAGCTGCTCAAGAAGAAGCAGCCAAATCTACATCAACTAA